CACCTGTAATAATACATGAATGGGCTGGATATTTAGGTAGTTTTGCACCGGATAGTTATTATTATGGTCATAGCTTATACGGTCCAACTCACCATGTTTGGAATGGAGCAGTAACGTCAGAACCTAGCACTATGAGTGATTTAGGTGCTAGTAGACATGGTTTATATTTCCATTACGTACCATTTAATTTAACTAACATTGGTATAAGAGGAGGGGCACAATCTACAAGTACTGATACTGATACTATTCAATTCCATTTATATAAAACAACACCAGCAAATAGTATAGCTGCATCAAACTCAACACTTACAAAAATAGGTGTGGCTGAAACTGACAATATAGACAATGCTAATCACAATTTCACAGCAAATTTAACAACAACCGGTAGTTGTAATGCTGGTGATGCTTTAGTTCTTTTAATGCGCCCTACAGGAACTACAGGGGCTATAAGATGGAATTATACAATTTTTGGATACTCAAACGGATAATAATTATGAGCAATATAAGTAAAATTAGTGAAAAAATAAATACACAAGTAAGTGCATCAAATGAGTCTTATATATCTATTGATAATGTGCTTAAAAGTAGTGAAATTACAGAAGATGATGTATATATAGCTATTATTAAAGACTTAAAAGAAAAAGTAGACGAATTAGTTGATGAAGTAAATATATTAAAAAACCAATAATATATTTATAATATATGACTATAAGAACTAAAAATAAAGATCCTAAATCTACAGAATTTTCTCCTAATGATATTGTTATTAATACAAAAGATGGAGTTTTATTTTATAAATCAGATACAGGTTTATTTAAAGTTCAAGGAGATAATATAAATACTTCAGTAACAGAATCTGCCTCAACAACTTCTATTCCAGATGGAACAATTTCAAGTTCGTTACAAAATTTAGGCAATATAACAGGCTCAAATATAAGTGCAAGTGGTGATATAACGGCAAATACTCTTACTTTAGATGGAGGAACCACTCAAACTATTAAAGGACCAGTATTAGGTTTTGATTCTGCGGGACAAATAAGACTAGATTCAGCGGGCTCAACAATTACTTTTTCTAAAAACGGTGTGAGTGCATTTGTAATTAACCCTGGTAATAATTCACATGATTTTACAGGAAACATAACAGCCTCTTCTCCAGGTCACATAAGTGCAAGCGCAACTTCTACAGGATCATTTGGTAGACTAGAATGTTTAACTATTTCTGCCTCAACAGGTGAGTTTGATGATGATAGTATAAAAATTGGAGGAGAATCTCTTAATAAATCAAATTTAGTAAATTTAAAAGCGGGAAGACCTATAACAACAGCTAGTGCAAATTTACTTCGAGAAGGCTCAGCTGAAAGTGATGATACTTCTACAAAATTTACAAAAGTAGAAGCATTAATACATGAAAATGATGATAGAACTTTTTTAAAATTCAAATCACCTGCTAGAATAGCAACATTTGTAAGTGGTGTATTATTTCAGGATTTAAATAATCTTAATACTAATAATTATTTTAAAGTAGGCGTAGGAACAACAAATCTAATACTATCAGGAAGTATAACAGGATCTATAATTAATGGTGGGTCTTTCTAATTTACATATATGTATATCCGATAAAATTATAAGTTATGGCAATAAAAAATGAAAAAATCCCATCACCTCAGGAGTTAAAATCTCAACCACAATCTTTTACAGAACAAGAACTAAAAGAACTTGTAGATTTAAGAACTGAAGTTTCTCAGTTAACTGCTACTATGGGTCAATTATATGTTAATAAGATTAAATTAGAAGAAACTGAACTTAAATTAAAAAAAGAATTAAAAGTTTTAGAAGAAAAAGAAACTAACATAGCTAAAAAACTATCAGATAAATATGGTAATGGTAGTATTGACCTAAGTTCAGGTACTTTTACCCCTAGTAAATAGTTTTTAAAATCTTTTTTATATTTATAATCGACTAAATCATAGGGATTTAGTTTTGGTTTGTGTTTTTTTTTCATATTTATATGAGAACCAACCACAGACATAACTTTATAAAATAAATATAAGATGGCAGAACAAATCATTTCACCAGGTGTTTTTACAAGAGAAAACGACCTTTCATTCTTACCTCAAGGAGTTGGCGCAATAGGCGCAGCAATCATTGGACCTACTGTAAAAGGACCAGCTTTTGTACCAACAGTAGTAAGAAGTTTTCAAGAATTCGAAAATAGATTTGGACCACTAAGTTCAGACACATATGTTCCACAAACAATTAGAGAATACTTAAAAAATGCAGGATCAGTTACAGTAACAAGAATACTAGCAGGAGGTGGATATACATTTTCAACAGGTAATATTGAACCTTTAGGAGTAATAATAGGTTCAGGAACTGCAGCCGCTGCTGTTTTTGCAACAGGTTCTCTTGTAATAGCAGATAGTTTTTTCCAAGACGAAGGTGATGAATTACAAATTACAAACCCCGCAGGAACAGAATTTAGAATTATAGCAGCAGATCCCGCAGCACTTCCTGCAGATGATACTGATGCAGGTATTTTCTTTGCTAGTACAGGTTCAAGTGATGCAACAGTTATGACTAACTTAGCAGCTAAATTAAGTGGTACAGTTGCAACTACAATTGGTGTTGCTGCTACTTCAGGTTCGGGTGCAGCTGGGTTAGAATTTACAGCCTCAGTAGCGGGTACATCAGGAAATGGTTTTACATTTGAAACAGGATCTGGTGATACAATTAGTACAGATTCAGGTGTATCAACACTAGGAGGTACTAATGCTACATTAGAAGGAGGAGTATTAGCAGGATTAATTTACCCTGCTAAAGCAACAGGAACACCAACTCTTAATACATCAGCAATAACTCCATCTTCAGGACATGTAATTACTTCAAGTTTTGGAATTACTTTAAATGGATCTGGTGTTACTTCAACAACTTTTACTGCTTCTGTAAATCCATCTAATGTAGATTATTTATTTAAATATATTGGATATAATGCGGATACTAGTAGAGATGGAGCTTCAAGTGCTACAGCATTTGATGGAATGCCTGGATACACATATTTAAATTTTAAAAATTTCCAAACAAATGCCTTAGCAACAGATGACTTAACTGGTTACAGTGGAATAGGTTCAGGATCAGTACTTCAAATAGCTAAAATGAGTTCTAATAACCAAGTATTTGATGGAATAGGAAAAATAGAAGGATATGGTTATTCTTCAACACCATTTATCCAATCACAAATTGCACAAGGACAAAAAGATTTATTTGCTTTTCACACTATTGATCATGGAAGACATTTATGTCATGAATATAAAATATCTATTGCTAATTTAAAAGAACCATCAGATATAAATGGAGTTGAACAATATTCTACATTTTCTGTATTAGTAAGAAAAACAAATGATACTGATAAAACTCCTATTATATTAGAACAATATAATAATGTAAATCTTGATCCTAATTCACCAAATTATATTTCAAGAAGAATTGGAGATAGATATCCAGAATACAATGAAGTTTTAAATAAAGTTGAATTACTTGGAAATTATCCAAATATTTCAAAATATATTAGAGTAGAAGCTTCTGAAGCAGTTGCAAATGGATCCTTATCTCCTAAATTATCCCCAAAAGGATTTAAAGCAGTTAAAAATACATTTAATACAGGTTCATTAGATGTAAATTGTACTTTCCCATCTGCTTCATATGAAGGAGTACAACAAATAGGAACAGATTTAACATATAACCCAAAAGGATTTTTAGGATTTAAATTTTTAGATAAAGATTCAGATAATGAAAATTTCTTACAGCCTTTACCTAATAGTGCAGAAACAAATATAGCTGGAAACTTTAGCGTAGAAAATTATAGTGGTCACCCAAGTTCTAGTTTATGGTCAGGTTCATTAAGTGCTTCTATTGATACAACAGGAGCAGATGGACCAACAAATTCACAACTTAAATTTACAGTTCCTTTCCAAGGAGGTGATGATGGTTTAGCACCATGGACAATTAAAAAAATAGGATCACAAATAGAAAATAGTAATTTATATGGGTTTGATTTAAGTACAACAAATGCAACAGGATATAAAGCTTATAAAAAAGCATTAGATATACTATCAAATCAAGATGAATATGATATTAATATGTTAGCAATGCCTGGTGTTATTCATTCATTACACCCATTAGTAACAAATGCAGGTATTGATATGGTAGAAGGAAGAGGAGATGCATTTTTTGTAATGGATTTAAGTACAGTAGATTCATCTGTAAACACAGCAGTAAGTAATGTAAGTGGTTTAGACACTAATTACGCTGCAGTTTATTATCCATGGGTTAAAGTACTTGATTCTTCCGTTAATAGACCAGTATTAGTACCACCATCAGTAATTGTACCAGGAGCAATAGCTGCTTCAGATAGAATAGGAGCTGAATGGTTCGCACCTGCAGGTTTAAATAGAGGAATTTTAGGAAATGTATTAGAAGCTAAAGTTAGATTAAACCAAAATGAAAGAGATACATTATATGATGCTAAAATTAATCCAATAGCTACATTCCCAGCAACTGGTGTTTGTATTTGGGGTCAAAAGACATTACAAGAAAGATCAACAGCATTAGATAGAATTAATGTTAGAAGATTATTAATTTCACTTAAGAAATTTATTGCAAGTTCTAGTAGATTCTTAGTATTTGAACAAAATACAACTCAAACAAGAAATAGATTCTTAAATATAGTTAATCCATACTTAGAATCAGTACAGTCAAGACAAGGATTATTTGCCTTTAGAGTACAAATGGATGGTGGTAATAATACACCAGATGTAATTGATAGAAATCAATTAGTAGGAGCTATTTATTTACAACCTACCAAAACAGCTGAATTTATAGTATTAGACTTTAATGTATTACCTACAGGAGCTACTTTTGATGGTGGTGGAGGTGCTACAGGAGGAGGTGCTACTGGAGGAAGTGGTGGAGGAGGCTACTAAAAATTTAAAAGGCTTATATTTATAACAAAATAATAAATTAAAATAAAAAAATGGCAATATTAGAATCAAATCAGATGATGTTTACAGCATTCGAACCTAAATTACAAAATAGGTTTCTAATGGAAATTGAAGGCATACCAGCATATCTTATTAAAAAAATTGATAGACCAGCTATTTCTTTTGGAGAAGTAGTTCTTGATCATATTAACGTGAAAAGAAAAATCAAAGGAAAAGCAAATTGGGACAATGTCACAGCTGAACTTTATGATCCTGTAACACCATCAGGTGCTCAAGCAGTAATGGAGTGGGTAAGATTATCACATGAATCTGTTACTGGTAGAGATGGTTATTCTGATTTTTATAAAAAAGATTTAAAAATTCAAACTTTAGGACCAGTAGGTGATGTAGTTGAAGAATGGATTATGAAAGGAGCTTATTGTCAAAACGCAAGTTTTGGTAGTATGGATTGGACTTCAGATGCCCCTGCAAATATATCAATGACTATTGTAATGGATTATGCAATACTAAATTTCTAATATTATATTTTATAAAAAAGAAAAGCGCCTTTTGGCGCTTTTTTTATTCTTACATATATGTATATCCGAACTAGTTTTAAAATTAAATAT